TATATTGGCTTATAAACGTATGTTATGAAGCATGTATTTATTTATAATTACTTACAAAATATCATGCGTTTTATTTGGTATTTTGATAAAAAAGCGTTATCTTCGCAATGTGAAAGGAAGAAAGGTGATATATTCAAGTCCTATTCTTTTACAGGGGCAAACGTTAACGCCAAAAGCGTGTTGTTAAATGTTGGAATAAAAAAGAGAGCCTTAACACGGCAATGTTAAGACCCTCGTAAGTTGGAATACTTAAAGTAAGTACTCTCCAATCCGGAGGCAAAAATACTTCTTTAACTTCTCACTTGCAAATATTCTCCCATTTAATTTTCTTGGTTTACTGGTATTGCGATAACATTCAGCCATTGAGTGTATAGGCTGTATCTGATATTAGTAGGCTATTAATCACGCTGTAATGAATTGAAATATTAACATTAAACATTATAGCATTATGAAGACTTTAGAAAGCATTTTTTCAGAAATTAAAGAAAACGGTGTAATCACTAAACAACAATTGCAGTTGTTAAAAAATCGATCTAACAAGCAGCAACAAGACGTTATAGATTATGATTGGTTGGAAAGCATTGGAGATGGCTACGGCATTCCATTAACAGAGGAACAAGGCGTTCAGGGGTTGAACTGGTTAAAGAAGTTCATCAAGAAGAACGGAGAAAGCAACGTATATGGATATAGAGAACTCGAAATAATTGGTAATGCTTCCCCTTCTGATTTCGTTTTCAAGGGGTTTTATGATGCCGGCAACGGTTGGGCTAGAAGCTTCCTACCTATCTACCAGCTTAACGGTATGGAATATATTCCAATGAAAAAGCCTTATATTGTAGGCTGAAATAACGGGGCTTGTTAGCCCCCTGCTACATCAAAATCATTTATCCACATTAATAATAATGTTATGAAGACAACAAGAAAAGAAATATATCGCATCTACGGGAAAGAAAGTGTAATATCATTAGGTTGCTGTAAAATACAAAGTATAGTAAACTATCTTACAAAGATAGGGCATACCGAACGTTTAGAAGGTTGGGCGGCTGATATATACGAATTACCAGAGCCATATAATGATATAGTTATCTGCACTGGTTACGCTCCATTCGGAACGAGCAGCGAAAAAACGCGTAAAGTGTGCGAACGATGGGAAAAACTATATTATAACTACGATTATACGCAACGCAAAAGAATGGTTAAACGATTTGCGCGTGAATTACACAAAGCAATTAACGACAAATAAAGCAGCGTGTAATATGTTCGGCGTTATGTTGCTATTATTCGGTACTGTGATATTCATTTCCGGCACCGATCCAAAAAAAATAAAAGACTTTATAAACAAGAGTGATGAATCAGATAAATTTTAAAGATATGAAAGAATATAAGTTAACAGTAGAGTTTCACAATGGGGCGCGTTATTGCTATTACGGAAAGACAAAGGAAGAAGCGTTAGCAGCGTTTAAAAAATCGTTTGGCAGCTTTAAAGGCTTCGTAAAAAAAGAATGGACGATAGAACAAGATTAACCAATGTAGGAAGGCGGAGCGACACCGCCGCCGGGAACTACAAACTAAAATTATAAAGATATGGAATACAAATTTTATTTCGTGAACAACAACCGAGTTGTAAGCGAGTGGAACGGATGTTTTGAAAACAAAGAGGCAGCCGAACGGTTTGCCGATGGTGCAGCGATAGGGGCAATGATGACAAGCGGGGGAATAGGCGTGTACGGAGTTTCGGAAAGCGACAAGCAACCTATTAGCCGACAACTGACAGACAAGCGCAAAAACGTACTGTTTGCCTACTTTGAGAAAAACAAGAATATATTGCCACAATTAGCATAGATACATTGTTGGGGTTTTTGCCAACATATCATCTTATGACACCCCGGCAGTAATACGGCTGCCGGGATTGTGGAAAAAGGATATTAAAAACGAATCAATAACAATTATAAAGATATGAACAGATTAAAAAACGCCATTGAGTCAGGGAAATTCGCATGGGAAAAGTATCTGAACGGCAAGACATGGAACGGCATAATGCTGCGTACACAACCATTATTTTGCTGTTACGGGCAAATAGGTTATCAAGTGTTTGTGTACGACCGTGAACGCCATGCAGCCACATTCACATACGATTGGGAGAGACAGCAAATCATATTTTCTAATAACTAAAACAAGGAGGAATGGAGTATGTTTTTTATATGCGTTATCGTGTGGCTCGTAGTGGGTTGCATGAAGGAAATGACAGGAAATAACGGTTTTTAAACCGAATTATCCGCCAAAGGTTGAAAGCCTTGCAAGTGGTGCAAGTTCCACGGGCGGAACTATTTACTAACTTAAAATTTAATTATATGAAAGTGATTGAATACTGGAAAATTGCAGAAAGTAACGGCGATAGAATATGTAATAAAACAAAGTTAGAAAAAGCAAGAGAGTTGATAGGGAAACGGTTCGGACATTTGTCTGTAATGGATATAATTAGAGTTCCGAATAAAAGCCGTGAATTTTTTTGTCTGTGTAAATGTGATTGCGGGAACGTGGTTAATATTCCAAAGTACGCTTTAAAAAAAAGGAAATCATGTAGTCATAATTGTCTTTTCAAAAAAAGAACTCAGAAAGGAGAAAATAGTTTTGGAATAGAAAAATTCAAAAAAATGGTATTTGACAAGCATGGATACAAATACGACCTCTCTAAAACTGTTTACATAAACAGATACACTAAAATAACCGTTATATGCAATAAACATGGAGAATTTCAAATAACTCCGCAAGCATTATTAACAAGCGGGATGTGCCCTAAATGTAGAGAAGAAACAAAGTTGATTTGCGGTATTGGTATAAGTGATTATATTGACGGTGAAACACATAGGAATAATAAAATTTGGGAAATTTGGTGCCACATGATACAAAGATGTTATGCTGAGTATATACACAGAACAAAGGTAACATATAAAAATGTAAAGGTTTGCGAAGAATGGCACCGATATTCAACTTTCAGAAAATGGTATCTTGAAAATTATATAGATGGTTGCGATATGGATAAAGACCTTTTGCAACACGGAATAAAAAACAAAATATATAGCCCTGAAACGGTTGTCTTTTTACCAAGAGAAATAAATTGTGTACTAATTACAAACAAACGAAGAAGGGGAAAATTCCCGATAGGAGTTTGCAAGCATGATAACACATATTATGCTTATATGAATATAGGCCACGGAGAAGAAAGAAAGGGTAAATTGATTGGTTCTTCAACTACTGCCTACGGTGCTTTCCTTTTATACAAAAAGGAGAAAGAGGCATACATAAAGCAACTTGCTGATGAATACTTTAAAAAAGGAATGATAACAGAGAAAACAAGAATGGCATTGTATAACTATCAAGTTTTGGAGGAAGATTAACATGGGAAAGATAATAGAATATGGTAGAGTTTCATGCTCTACTCAATCAATTGAGCAGCAGAATAGAACTGTGAAAGAGTGGTTAAGTAGAAACGGTTTAAAATCTGACATTGTGATAACGGAAGAAGGAATATCCGGCGGTGTAACCTATAAGAAACGGAAATTAGGCACTGATGTACTTCCGTTGCTGGAGACTGGAGATATGCTAATAGTAGCCGAAATTTCCCGTTTGGGGCGTTCGATGGGAGATATTAACAAACTAATCAACGACGAGCTAAAACCGCGTAAAATTCGCCTTGTAATCGTACAAATGAATTTGGATTTGAATTGCGGCAATATGAGAGCAATAGACGAAATGATACTGTATGCTTTCAGTTTTGGCGCGGCCGTTGAACGTGAATTAATCCAGGAAAGGACACGCAGCGCATTAGCTGTAAAAAAACAAAAGATAAAAGAAGAAGGCGGCTTTTACTCAAAGTCCGGCAACTGGTGCACATCATTAGGCGGTACTACATCAGGTCAGGCGAAAGGCGGTAAGGTGAACGGGGAAAAGAGAAGAAAGGAAGCGATGAACGATGAGAAGAACAATATGATAGCCGCCATGTTGGAGGGGTGCAATACTCCGCAAGATATTGACAAGGTAGTTGAACGATTGAACGCAAGAGGCATTCGCACACATAGTGGCTTAGAATTTACCCGAAATCGCTTAACCGCGCTCAGAACGAAAATAAACAGGCGTGCGGAATACGCACAAAGCGTATTATCTGAATGAATGTTTAAAAACATGCCTTCTTTATTAATGTAATATTTTGCATTGTCAAGATAAACATTTATATTTGCAGTATCAAATAACACAATAGAACCGGCGGCAACGGATAAGCGGCATTAAGATTATGAAAACTTTTAATTCATTAGATATAAATTTTCGCAGAGCATTCAAGCAGGCAGCAAAACAAGGTATCGTTAAATTCACGGTTGAAGGAATTAAAGACGATCCTGATTCAATTTATCCGATGTTTGAAGTTACGAATAATCATGTCACTTACTATTCCGGACAGAGACAAGAGAGTGTTTGTATAACTGATAAAAAAATAAAAGCTGTTATTTATTAATGGAAAATGAAAATCCGAAATATCCAGGTATATACCTTGCTGAAAACATTATTGATTACCATGGCCAGATAGGGATTATTCGCCTATCTTTCCCTCGTTGTTTTATTTGGTTCGACCAAGATGCGGATAGTATATACTGTAGCTATGATGAATTTAAAGATAGAATAGCCCACATAAATTGGCTTGATCCATCTAACAGCGGAAGCAATAGAGATAAGGAATTAGCATTGATTGAGATGTGGAATTTCTTGTGTGAAGAAGAAAGAGAGGAAGAGAGGTTATATGGAGAACTTGAATGAGAGAGAACGAATCGGTAAGCGTATTGCCGAGCTCAGAAAGCAAAAGGGATTGTCCCAAGCGAGATTGGCAGAGCTGGTCAGTATAAACCAGGGTCACATAGCACGAATAGAACTTGGTAAATATAGTACAGGTATAGATATCCTTGCAAAGATAGGGTATGCACTAGGTTGCAGGATTGATTTTATAGAAAACTAAAAAAATGAAAACATTAGAAGAACTCAGAGACTTTATCAACCGAGAAATAAACTTTGTGTCTTTGGATATAATTTTTAAAGTAGTTGATTTAGTCATAGCTGAAAACGGATGGACCGATGAACGTCCCAGTTCTCAATACGGTATATGCAATGATGGTGTACGTATCCTTTTCTTTGATTTGGAAATGGTTGCTGTAATCAATGCCATTGACGACTCAGTTTAAAACAAACAGTTTCAGCAAGTAGGGCTGTATAACTCTTGCTGAAACTGTTCTTCCAATTCAGGTGTTAAAGTCTAATCTTACTTTCTAGCAAATCAAATCCTTTTTCCACTTCGGAATTAAGAACTTTCGCATAAACTTGTGTAGTGCGAATGTTTGTGTGTCCAAGCATTTTGGCAACAATTTCAATAGGCACACCATTGTTCAGGGCAAAAACGGCAAAAGTATGTCGTCCCATGTGTGTGGTTATATTCTTATCAATACCTGCGTATTGAGCGACCACCTTTAATGAGACATTATATTTTTGATTGGATATGATAGGTAGCTTATAGTCATACTTCTTCAATATTTCGATTGCCGGAGTAAGAAGCACTATTTTATAATCCTCATTGGTCTTTTTTCTTCTGTCGGATACAATATATTTCCCATTCCTTTCCTCGACATCCTTTTCGAAATTGAATTTCTCAAAATCAGCATACGCAAGTCCAGTGTAGCATTGAAAAAGAAATAAATCACGTATCCGGTCTATTGATGGCATATTAATTTTACAAGTACGGATCATTTTTAGTTCTTCTTCTGTAAGATACTTCCGCTTCTCAAATCTTCCGCGTTCAAAATGCAAACCAACATAAGGGTCTTCATTCAATAAACCGAACTTCATTGCCTCATGCAAATAACGCTTTAAGCGTTTATGATAGTTATAGATTGTAGGTTGAGAAATCTCCTGTTGATGCAGGAATTCATCGTAAAGCGTTATATTCGCTTTTGTCAGGTCATCCATGTAATTTAGCTTTCCGAACTTTTCTAACGATTGTAGCAAAGTTCTATGCTGTTTTCGCGTGCTTTCCTCAATGTCTGTCCTATCCTCTATTCTTGTGCGAACAAAATCAATAAACGAATCCGAATGGTTGGATTTCTCCAAGAATGCGTTAAGTTTTTCAAAGTCGAATTGCTGGTCATTTCTAAACAAATCAAGAATAAAATCATTTAATTTGCTCATCATACCATCAAGCATCGCATTTAACTGGATTGAGTGTACGGAATTAACTACCTTCTTTTTTTCATTCCATTGGTCAGCGTATAGTTTCACTGATGTCCCAATCCATTTCCGTTTACCTTCTGATGTCACTTCAATCTGAACCAGACCTTTTTTGTTTCTTGTGGCGACATGCTTTCTGTCGAACACAAACCTCATTGTTGGATACTTCATACTTTTTGTTTTTTAATGTGAATCACTGGTTGTAATCGAACAGAATCACGAATTTTTATGTATACTGTTAAATAATGCATGTATTGGTTTAATAAATAAAAAACAGCATTTATTCTATTTGGTATCATGTTTTTTGGGTATCATTTGATACCTTTGATACTTTATCGGTATCAAAAATAATACGTTTGATGCATTACTGTGCATGATTGTGCGCTAATAAACGTTAATAAAAACGAGTTGTAAATGCTTATATTCCAATATATTACATTGTAATTAGCTGATATACAATAAAAAAGGCGATTACCGAAGTAACCGCCTTTAGTGATTCCGCTGCGATTACAACATCAATATTTATATATCTGATAATCAGTAGTTTAATTTGTAATTACTTTTAATCGGTATCATGTTTTAGCCGATACATTCGTTTTAAACTATTTTCATATGTCATAACTTTTTATTTT